GATATACTGAGGAGAGTTAAGTAAGTGACGACCGTCAAGAGTATCAGTAGTAGTAATACCATTAATAGTCCATTGTACGGTGATCTTGGTACCATCAATTTTAAGAATTTTATATGAGTTCATAAAGATTAGTTATAGATGATAGTAACGTCAGCAGTACCTCCAATTGTAGCAAAGAGCCCGGTTCCAAAAGAAGCACCAAACAATGGGAAAAATCCACTTGTACCAGTAGTAAAAGAAAAAGTATTTATAATTACTGTACCAGATGCTGCGGTATTATCCCAAAATTTAATTGTACCAGCTGTATTTGAGTTAATAATAAGTCCCTGAGCTCGACCTGATCCAGTCTTAACAAGTGCTGAAGCAGAGAGGTTCACATAAGTACCTTCTGGATAAACACGAATACCATCGTTTACAGGATCAAGCGTATTCGCCATTGTAAACTTCTTATTTCCAACAGCGTCAACATAATCAGCTCCAATTGATTCAGAATCAGCGAGAGTTGGTGGTGTTGCTCGATAAATATTGTGTGGTCCCATATGTGTAAATTATATCTTATAAACCCAATTCTGTACTCCAGAAACTGAAGTACAGAGTGGACAAGTTAGATAAGTGTACCAGCAGTTGCAATAGTTGCTGCGTAGTAGTTAGCTCCAACCCATGACATAGCAGCTCCTACAATCGGTGCAGTACCGGAAAGGATTTGCATACGGTTGTTAGAGATAATACCAGTTGAAGCAGCCTGGAAGTTAAGAGCTACAGTACTTGCGGCTGTTGCATTATAAATGAAGTTATTTTCAATATGTGCAAGTGTACAAGCGGTAGTAGCATTATCAATAGCTCCAAGAGTAGTGGTGTAGTTACCCAAGAATACGTTATTACGAACTGAAAGGTTAGCTCCACCAACGACACGGATAGCAGCAGCAGTACCAGCGTTAGGTGTACCGAGGAAACGGTTATTAACGATAGTCATACTATTAGCTGCGGCTGTAGTAAGAATACCAAGTGCAGCCTGGTTTGTTGCTGATGCAGTGTTTACTGTTGAGTTACTAAGTGTAAATCCAGCAGCTGTTGGAGTAATACCAGCAGTTACCGCAGCCACACCAGTAAGCGTAAGAATCATGTTATCGATTGTTACGTTGGCAGCTGAAACTGGGATAGTTGCAGCAGCTGAAGTTGTCCACGTAAGAGTTGGTCGGTTTGTTCCTTCACCAACACCTTGAATACGAACACCAGCTTTGTTACATACGAGTGTAGTAGCTGAAGTAATGTTTTCCACATGGCCAGGAAGAACATAAATAACATCACCACGGTTAGCAACACAAGCAGCCATAGCTGCGTTAATAGTTGTATAAATACGTGGTACACCATCTTTATCATTAGTAAACTCAGACATAAAATCTCCAAGGTATGTTGCAGTTGAAGCAAGTACAAAGAAAATTTTACCAGTTGGAGCTACTGGAAGCGGGTTTGAGATAGCACCATAACGACTCAATTGTGATCCTAATGTTTCCATAATTTTTTTTATTGTTTGTAAGTTTTAACCGCTTATTAACCGGTCTTTGGGCTGAATCCGCACCCAAAATTTTAGTTGCGGAAGCCAACCCAATGTTGGCTATTACTTTAGAAGTAATCACTATCCTTATGGAGTTCCGTTACCAAAACTGATAGAGAAGAATGATGCATCAGGGATAACAATCATCCAACCACCAGCAGCACTCATGGTCCAGTCGTGAGTAAGAACACTCTGAGTATCACTATCAAGTGGAGTAATAACGTGAGGTTCCTCATGAATACCAAGCATAAATGTACTCAGTCGTGAAGAAACAAGTCCCCAATACTTAGCCTTTGTACTATCAGCGTTACCGCCGTTATCTGTAGCGACAAGTGGAAGAACTACGTGACGGTACTTAGACATATAGACGTTAGGTACACCAGCGTTTGCTCCAGGTTCAACTGTTGCAGTAGCTCGCATAATTTCACGAATAGTATTAACAGTATTTGGATCATCAGTTGACCAAATAATGTCATCACTTACTGGAAGCTTCTGACCAAGCTGGTTAATACTATTTTCTACACGTGTCTTCTCCATAGCCTCCAAAGCACCACGAGATACTTGAGGGTTATTAGCGAGAATATTTCGGTACGTAGTACTTGAACCACGAACAGTATGAGCTGTCGAGGCAAGAGCAAGAGTATCACCCATACTAATATCAACAGTACGACCATCAATATCAGTGTAAGTAGTAGCACTTGAAAAACCGATACGATGAGACAAGTCAAGCTCCAAACGACGCATTACGTTTGGCATTAGGTCCATAAGTATAGCAGTAATCTCACGATACTTACCCTGTGTTCGCATTTCCCAGGTAATTACTTGAGCGTGAGCAACACGGTAAAGTGTACCAACCTTCGAGTAACCTTGCTGACTACGTGCAAATGCAGTTGCCTCACGTTCGTTCTTAACCTTCGCGTAAAGTTCCAAGTCAACAGAACTAAATTCACGAGCATTACCACTATTAGTTGGAATCGAAATTTCCTTAACGATACCTGAATTACGCATAACTGAAGTAAAGGTATCAGCACCTTTCTTCCACGTAATTTCAGCGTTACGGACGAAATCAGGAAGTCCAACTGTTGAAAGATCTAATGTAGACATATACTAGTAGGATCCATTAATTTTAACCAAGAATACTCCCTTGGTACTTGATAATACTTTAAGAACTTTGACCGCCTTAATAGACGATGCAGCGCGATTAACAGTACTAGAGTTAGTAAGGTCAACCTCAGTTCCAACGTCACCAGCTACGAGACCTGATGTGACATCAGCTTCGTATTGAACATGCTTCTCAAGTGGAACAAGTACAGGAACGGAACGATCTACAGCGTAGTCAGAATCAGTCGTTGCAATTGTTTTATCGAGAATACCAGCAATATCAACAGCAGCTGTAGCAGAAGTAGCCGCTACGAGTTTACCAGAAGTAAACGTAACAAGCGTATTTCGTGCAAGAGCAGTAGATGGTGTCACTGGAAGCCAGATAGTTTCCATCTTTCCTTTTATTGCAGCAAATGCCATAAAATTAAATACTTTAAAATGAATAATCACATCAGCTCATCCTCTTCGCTCTCAAGTCAATAGCACATGCAAGACTATTGACTATCGAGAACGAAAAAGACGAGCATCATAGGTACCAAGAATTAACTTAGTTACTATGATGCTCGCCTTTTATCGGTAGAGCTATATGTTCTGTGCCTAATTATAGAACACTACTTAAAGTGAGTCAAATCAACCTGGGGATAATCTCTTGTTTGATCACCAAGTCTTGTTCTTTCAACTGTTTTAAGAATATCTTGTGGTACTCCATCACGTACAACAATCTCAAGTGTACCAAATCTATATTTAGTACGAATGAGATTAATTAGGTCAATCTCTTGTGGCCTAAGCTGCGGATTCTGTTGTAGTATTAGTATTTCCATCTAAATCTTTTAGAATCTCATTAGCTCGATTTAGTGTAAAGTCGTAGTAGACATCCCCACCAGGAACAAAACGCTTATCATTACCAGTAAATTGGTAATTAATTGCTCGATCAATAATAGTAAGGTAATCAAGTGCAATTTTCTGAGAAAGTTGTTTGATTTCACCACCAGTAATAGCATATTTTGCTAGAACTGACATAATCTCTTTAGAGGCAGCTTGCAACTTAATATTATGAGGATGGTTCCAATCTTTCTTTTCTTTAGTTACTACCATCTCAAATAAAGCAGTGGGAACTACGAGCTCATATGACTCGCCGGCTTCACTTTCTGAATTTTTAAGAGTTAAAGTAACAAAACCATCTGATTCTACCTGACTAATTACTTCTTCTGGACCATAATATTGTGTAACTGGAGTCATATTTAGTTAATGAAACGACTATTAATTTTAATTTCTTTTCCATCTTCAGTCATAACTGTCAGAATAAGTTCTCCGTCACGGTCTTTTGCTTCAGTAATAACTTCATATTCCTTATAAGTCTTACGACGAGCAAAATCTACTTGATTATATTCTTTTTCCTTACCATCAAAGTAGGTTATAACTGTAGTTTGCTTAGAAATTTCCTTACCAGTGTTATCAATATAGACTTCATCAACAGCAGAACGCCATTTTTCTACTAATTGACCATCAATATAGCTAATTTTAACTGATTTAACTAGCTTTCCTGAAGCTCGCATAGCTTCAATCTTTTTAATTTGATCTGGAGAAGCTGTTTTTTCGAGCTCACTTTGTCCTTTTTTAAGATCAGCAATTTCCTGCTGATAACCAGCAAGAGTTTTCTGAATACTTTCTAAAAGAGATTTAGAAACAGTCACCACTTCTTCTTCATCTTTTTTAACAGGCGGATTATTTTTTACAGTAACTGAATTTGTTTTTGGATCTGGATTATTAATCTTTGGATCTGGAGTATTATTTTCTGCTGACATATTTAAGCGTTACCATACTTCTTATAATCTTCTGGTGTATTGCCAAGAAGTTCAGCGAGACCTTTATCTTCTTCTTTCAATTCCTTATTGGCTACTGTTGGGGCTTTTCCAGAAGCTACTCCTAAATTACCCATATTCATAGCATCATGAGTAAAAGGCTTACCAGTAACAAGTGTATAGGCATCAGAAGCTCGACGCTCTAAACTAGATGGAGTAGCGTCATAGCTAGGAAGACTACTAAGTTCATCAAACTTAGCTTGTAGTTTAGCTTGTGTATCAGCATCAAGATTCGATCCAAACCGAGAAGTAACTGATACTTCCATATTTTTAGCTATGGCACTAATTTGAGCTTGTAACTGAGCAATAGCTGGGTCAACTACAGGAGCTGCTGGTGTGGGAGGAACAGTTGGAGTTGCAACAGCTGCGGCTGGAACTGTAGGTGCTTGGTTAGTAGTTTTAAGAGCTTCTGCAATTTTAGCATCAAGTTCTTCTTGTGAAAAAACTCCTTCTACTGGATCACCATTTTCATCAAATACTTTCATTGTTGATTTTCCTTATCTTGTAAACGACTACGACGTTCACCTTGGCAGGTAATCATCCACTCATACATTTTCCATGCATGATCGTGCATACCTCTTAGGTACCAGTCGTATTCACTGCGCTGCATGTTGTAAGGGAGACCTTGAACAACTACTACATTAGATAACATTTCACGTATATCTGCAATAGCACATTTTAGTTTATTGTTGAGAACTGCATCCGCGAAGTAATCAACATCCTCAATGTACTTTTTACGAGCCATTGGTTCTTGCGGTTCATCAAAGGTTGTATCAAAGCCGGCCACGGGAACTACTGGTTTTGGTTTTTTCCAAGAAGAAATATCTTTAAGATGTAATGTTAAATTTTCTTCAATCAGTTTATCACGGCTTTTTAAAACTTCTTCATATAATTTCCGACTCACAAAATACTTCTCTCTAAATTGTTTTAGCATGTTTTATAAGTAATTAACCTCCAGCAACTGGAGTTGGCGGCATATTATTTCCAGCAGCTCTATTTCCGGCAATCGCTGCTGGATCCATTGGTACATTATTAGGAATAGCTGGAGCAATATCACCACTAAAGAATTGAGATTTATCTTTCTGATAGACCTTACCAAACTCATCAGTAATACCATCAATATTAGGTTTAGCCCCAAGTTGCATAAGACTAAGGACATCGCCAATCTGTTCACGATATTTAACCGTATAGTAAGCTGAAGTTTCTTCCTCTTGTGTCTCTACAATAATATGCCAAAGCAAATCAGCTTCTTGTAGTGCTTTTGGTGATAAATAGAAACGACGAACTGGCATATCAAGTTTCTGTTCATCTTCAAGTGACAACATACGAATAACTTCAGGAGCAGGAAGCTCTCCGTCAATTGGAATAATGTGACGAACTCCTTGTCCAGAACCCTTAATATTTACCTGACGTGAAACCTGACGATATTGCATAGAACCATCAGGATTAGTACCAATTGGATCAAGCCATTTACCAAGAAGAGAATAGAGGCGCAAGTATGAAATCTTCTGTTCCAAGAAAGTTGCAGCGGCAATAATAATACCAAGATTAAGTTTAGCTTGTCGCTGTACTTCCATAATCTCTGTCGCGGTAGCCCCAGACTTAGCTGATTGACCTTGAAATACTGCTGAAATAGTTGACTTCTCAATTGTGTCAAGAAGCTCCTTATAAACCTGATATTCAGAAGAAGTCACCCCTTGTCCTTCAGTACCAATAGGCTGTAAAGCATTTGGTGGAATACCCATCGTAATACTACCAGGATTTAATACCTTAGCTGGAATAACTCGATTCGTAATATTTACATATGGAGTAGCAATACTCTTGCGAGTCTTTAAATCAAACAAACTGAGCATATTATCAGTTGCCCGAGAAAGTTCATAGAGAGAACCAGAAGCTACAAAAGATCCACCATACGCAAACTGACTGTTCTTTATATAAAGTACCTGCTTAGTCACATTATACCCACCATTAGCTGTTACCATACTTAAAGGAAAACCAGCTGGAGTAAGCAGCACGCCATTAATCATAAGAGCCCACTCATCGTTATGTGGATCTTGATATTTTATAATCTCTACCTGATTACTAGAAATAGAAAGCAATCGGAACTTTGCTTCATAAATAGTACGACCTCCAACTTGAGTTGAAGAAGAAGTTGCAGCCGCCGTTGGCATACCAGGACGAACAAATTTCCAATTTTCAAACTGACCAAAAATAGTTTTAGCTACATCGTAGCTCATAGTCTCAACCGTAAAGATAAATGGTTGATCATTCATTGAGAACTGAGTAATATCACCAAGATAAACATTAGGACCATATAAAAGTTCACGACTACAGCCCTCAAATACTTTTTCAAGTTGTTCAGTATAACCAGCAAAGTTAGAAAATTCACCCGTATATTTCGCCTGCTTCAATTTCTTTTTAACTTGGTATTTAGTTAAATAAGACTCCTGTATAAATACAGTACCTTGTTTAAGAAGCTCACGCTGACGGGCCATTCGCTTCTCTTTATCACCTCCTTCATCGCCACCATCATGTTCAGCAGCCACGGCCATAATATCAGTAAAAGCAGTACCTAGTTCTTGAAGGTTTCTATTATTACGATCATACGCATATACCTTTGGCGTAAGATTCAGGTTGTTTAAATGAGAAAGAAGAGTTGTCAGTTTTGACTCAATTGTACCAGTAGAAAGAGACTTCTCTGAATCATTTTTTCGAGGTTCGAGTTGAGTATTAGCCAATTTCTCATTACGTTCAAAATAGTCAAGATAGGTGATATCACCAAATTCAGCATGCTTTGTATCACGTGACTCTTGTGCATTTCGCATCCGTGTTTCCAAGAAAGATTTATACGCATATGTCTTATCGTCGTACTCAATCGCTGTTAAAGAAATCTTATCATCAACAAGAGGGTTCTCCATTCGAGAACCAGTATATGCAATTGGTGCGGGAAAAGCGATGAATGTCATTGCCATTTATTATACATGATGTCAATTAGAAAAACGAGGTCGTAGTAATCGAGTTATCCACTTCCCCATAAGGATTAAATACCTGTTCAGTATAGTTAATAGCCATCATACGCACATTATCGGCAATATGTGAGCTCTTATCGTGTCGTGGCGTGTCCATCTCAATCCCTAACTTTTTATTATATTCCCGGTGATAACTATGCAACGCCTCGATAATAGGTTTAGTCTTTTCCTCATGAAATCGGAACCGAGGGAAAAGACGTCTCACACGTTCAATACCTTCCATCAAACCAACTTGTGGCATGACATAAATATTTCGTAATCCCAAATCCCATAAAAATTGTTCTCGGGAAAGGCCAGTAGAAAGGTCACGAACTTTCACGTCATGAGGGAGAATATTCTTTCCAATTCGATAGCCCTTACTACGAATAATATCGACATAGTGTTCGAGACCATAGCCGCTGTTCTCATAGAAATCAACAAAGCGAATTTCTTCTCCAATCTCCTGATAAAAGGACATAGTATTAGCATCGTTCATTCCTAAGTCCCAAGCAATATTTACCTCGTAACGTGAATCGACCGGGAAATAACCAATACGGTTTTGCTCATACACCTTACTCATCTCATTAGCAAAGTACGCCCCCTTAATCATTTTCTGAAAGGCTTCGTCAATAAAAGACGGATATTGTTCAAAGATACCATCACCAACAGTCTCACGCTTTTTTACATACCAGTACTTTTGTCCTTTAGTTAATTTAATCTTATGGACATTTTCCAAGATAGAAAAGTACTGCTGCATCTCAGCGGTTATAAGGACATGAATATTTTCTGAAAGACAATACTGTGGGTCCATCCACCAAGGAAAGAAAAAGGACTTAAAGTCAAGTTCAGTCAGTTGTTGACCACTCTTTCTTTTATTTTCTGCGTCCATCAGAAGACGATAGAAATGTCCGTCACGTCCTTCAGCGGTTGATTCAATCGAAACCATTTGACCAGCAGCCACTGAGTTAATAGCACCATGAAGAATTTCATCTGCTTTATTAGGATCATGAGCACAAATATACCCATACTCCGAGATATGAAGGAAGTTAGGAGTTCCACCTCTCGTTGAAAGGGAAGTAAAGATATTTCCACCATTCTTAAATACGAGCTCATTAGCTGTATCGACTGTAGGAGCGCCAATAAGTTCTTTGATCCACGGATGCATATTATTATAGGCAAAGAGAATCATATTACGGAAAATACGTTTCATATCTTCTTCACGGTGGGCGATAATACCAGCCATCTTATTTTCACTCCATAATATTTGGTCTAAATAGAACATTACAAAAAAAGTTGTCAAGCCTAACTTACGAGCTTTTACAATAATATTCATATACCAAAGATTCTCAATCATAAAAGTCTGAGCTTCATTAAGCCTAAATTGGACTTTGTTACCCTTATTATCACGAATGAAGTATAAGTTGTTAAGTCGCCATTTATAATCGCTTAAATGGCTTTTTATGACGTCTATGTCGATGGTAGAGGGTTCATGAGGAGTAGGTAAGTTTATATCTTCTGGAACCGGGAGAGTAGTTAAATCTGTCATGCCAAGATATCTTTAAGGGAGAGAGATATTCTTTCTTCGGGATTAGTTGTAGCTTTATTTTCTTGATTTGGATCAATTGGTCCAGCATAAGATTTCTGGATTTCCTGAAAGATTGAAAGCATACTATTTTCTTCTGCATCAACTGGTTTTCGTTTCTCAGCTTCTTTTTGGACTGAGGGATTATATTCTTGGGGGAAAGCCGACATAAGTAAAGATTGGGCGATTTTAAAATCACTGTTTTCGGTGGCTTGGGTATAGAGGACTTTTAAAAGTTTTCGTTTATATTCTAGTCTTTGAACATGAATAAACTGTTCTATTTCTGGTATGTCTTCTACCCATTTTTCCCAGATGGCTTTTGTGATCCGAGAAAGTTGAAGAGCATCATTAAGGGTAAGTCCTTCGTTTACAACTTTGGCGACTTCTTGAATGACTCGTAGTTGGGCAGGAGTAGATTTTTTTTCTATTAATTCTGTCAGGTTGACAGATGCAATGTTTTCTAGCATGGCTTTTATTGTAACATGGGGTTATTTAGAAAAGTAGGATTTGTTGTGAGGAAGTACCCCATACTCTTATAC